CGCCAAACACAAACAATCAAGAATAACTTGAAATCCTTTCAAACTACATTCCAATATGTCAAATCTTCTTGCAGACGATCACTACGCAACCATGGTCGGGATTCTCTTGGGAGTTAAAGGTCCTGAAAGGAGAGTTCATCCAGCCATCTTGAAGAGGATGAATAGAATTGCTCAAATAGCTAAGAAGAGTTCATTTGGCAAAGATGATATCCTTGGGAAAACATATACGAAGATAGACAATCACTTTCGCCTAGAAGAGAGGGCACAGCTTGAGACTAACTCTCCAATGCGTCTCTCACCTGATAACGACATTCTAGGCAATTATGCCGTTTGGTTTGCTTTCAGGAAGCTTGTGAAACATAAGATAGGAGTGATCACCCCAGAGAAGCAGGTTTGGATGAGAGTCCGTTCACAAGTTGAGAACTCAATCATATCAGGAAATTATCGATCTGCTAAAGGAGGCCTTGGCAAGAATGCGTTGATCATGGCCACAGCTGATGAGGTGGATCATCTCACTGCTCTGCCCACGCTTGATGCTATAGTATCAGAGAAAATGAAGAAGGCTAGAGGGAAGTTCAATGCATTGTACAAGAAGTGGGCCCAAACTGGATATTCAGAAGATGAAGTTCCAACCCTTGACTTTGATATCCCAGACCCTTTCCGAGGAGTTGCCTTCATCTCTTTTGGCCCTGTGATGATCATGAGAATAGCCAATACAGTGATGGCTCTTCCTGAACCACATACTTTTAAGCTCCTTTCACTCATAAAATCTTGGAGTAGCATCATGTTCATGATTCCGAGTATGAGTTACAGATATCGCCCGCTTGATCTCCTGGAAGATTATATGGAGAGCGTGTGGCACATAATTGATAGTGATGTAGACTTTCTAGGGGAGGTTGTTAAGGGAGCAAGAGGAGCTGCTGTAGCCCGATTCGATACTAGTAATATCATTGGGGTGAATATGTTCCAGTCAACTCTGGCTGCAATGAAGCCGTCAAGGAGAGAGTATGCTGTTCAAGTGCTGAATTTCTTCACCAGCCAGTTCAGAGACAGAGAGGATGTGGTCAATATCCTGAACGTCTATAAGGCAGTACCCCACCCTGACACCAATCTTATGGATGCTTTCGCAACAATCGATGGACTTGGATCTCCTAATAGAGTTGACCCAGCAGTCATCCCTAGATTCAGGGGTACGTTAAGGAGAGCCATTTATAGGAGCCTTGCTACTAGTGCACATGATGTACGATTAGCATCAGACTCTCCAGTGTCAGCTTCTCTTGCAGCAGAGGCAAATATGACCCAGAGGTCTATAGCTGCAGTCTGTGAGAGGTCAGCCACTGCGTGGTCAGATGTACGCTTCCTACCTGTAAGAACTATTACAAAGCCATCAGAAATAACACTTGCTCCTAGTGATAAGAGTTCACAAGCTGCTCCAGAATTTTCTCAAGATGACCTGGAGGACTGCATGGCATGGGCACGTGGTGAGGGGAAAGACAGACAGCCTGATTTTGCAAGGGAGGCACATACAATTAATGATGCAGCAGCACACCTTAAAGGAGAAGGTGGACTCAACACTAAACAGGCAATCAAGAGATTCGAGAGAGTGATCACACTACATGAACGGTTTGAAGCAAGGTACCCTGGCCTATCACCTGAAGATATTCCAGAAGAAGACCTGCGAGAATTCGTTATGAGTACACCTGGTGCAAAATACCTAGTTGGGACAGAACCAAAACTGGGAGAGTTTCACAAGAAAGTAACCAGAATCTTTTACATGGCAGAACAGGAGTTGAAGACCATCACGCAAATCACAGAAAGGGTGGCCAGACAGATCTCAAGGAAACAAAATGGAGTGTCTATTGTGAAAGGTTATTCAGGCCGTAGGAGAGACTTAGAACAGTTTGCCGCAGCTGTCAGTGGACCTGATGCTGAGAAGCAATCGATCTTCGTGTCATTTGATATGTCTGAATTCAGTAAGCGTTTTCCAATGTCACTAGTGCGTGAATATGGGGAGGTTCTAGCTGAGGTCACAGG